GCTCCAAACCAGTACCAAAAATTAAGGTCCCAGGCTGAAACATCTTGAGCTGCGATGTAATCTGCTCCATATTCTATTATCTTTAAATAATCGTGCCACCAGTCCGTTGAAAACGGATTGATGCCGACTTTTATAGGTGAAGTTGTGTCCAAATTTGTATGGGCCATCCACAGTCCAAAATACTTTTTGAACATGCGAACAAACCACTTAGGAGCTGCAAAAATTGCTCGACTAAGAAATTCAAACACTTTTTCCCAAGGTCTAAGTTCATCCTTGAGAAATACTACATAGGTAGGCATATACAATCGTTGTGAATCCACTCCTTCTTGAAAAAGAGCTTCTTCCTTAGAAATGTGATCGTGAATATACTGACCTCCTTCGTCTGTAGCTTTTCGTATCCACTGTTGCTTTGGAATAGCTAACTCAAGGCCTGGATGGCCAGTGGATTTATTTGTCTCAAATGATGCTACTAGGCCTGGAATGCCATTCATAACTTCATCTTCCGTGAGAACTCTCCATTTAAATTTAGGAAAAATCCCTACCCAAAGTTCTGGGTCGTCCATTCCCTCTGGTTGAGGTTTTCGGACACGTCCTTTTGCTTTTCGGAAGGCAAGCTTGACGGGGTCTTTGTCACCCTTAGGTGACAATTTGGCTGGTCCCATGAGATCTGGGTAGTCAATTTTTCCAATTTGTTTTCCTTTTAATACAACGCCATTGAAAAGTGGAGATCTTTCAAGACTTGTTTTTGTTGGTTGGTAAAGGGGCTTTGCGAGTTTCCCTACTACAGGATAAGGAAGTAATCCTGTTTGAGTTGTTTCCTCAAATTTTAGTTCTGGAGGCATCCATGGCAAACACTGCGCGGGTGGGGTAAGCCGCGTTGCCACTGGAGGAACTACTGATTCGAGAAATTTCATTATATCGGTGCGGTAAATTGGCGTCACATAGGAAAGCGACGACATACCCGCTACATGTATACCAACTAGAGGTGTGTCTCCTGTATCTTCTAAATACCAGAATCCACAATCTCCGTCAATACCATGACATCCATGGGCTACTAATACTAAAGGATTAACGTGGAGTGTTTTATCCAATAGTGTATAGGTAGCTTGTTCTAATAGTTCTGTTGTAGCAGAACAATAGATAACCATTTTATCTCCATCATCATCGAATGACACCCGAGCTACGTTTCCGTAGAGCTCAGGTGGACTCTCTTTTAATGTTTTGAGCAAAGATCGCATCCCGGGCATTGTTTCGGGAAGCCTGACTAAAACGAAGTCGCGATCCTCCTCAAAATGAACATTGAGTTGGTCTGAATTAAACACAAAAAACTCCTCTCTTTGTTGAACAGAGAGGTACATTTCAAGTGAAAATTTATCACTAAAGATTGCATGTCCTGGAAAGACAAAAACCCTATCGTGAATCATGGTTGCTGGTGTAAGAATAGAAACCCCAGACTCAAAAACTACTCTGAACAACTTAGTATTATTAGCGACTTTCATCGCCAAATTTAAAAAATTGCCAGAATAACTCTGAGCCTTGGGTAGGTTGGTCGCCTTAATAACTTGACGGCCCTTGTAACCTATGGAACGTTTCTTATTCCAAATTTTTTTCCACTTTTTCATATGGGGATTAGATGATTGACCAAAAATTGTTGCTTGAAAATCCAAGCCAAAAGTATAGCACAGGAGAGCTATTGCCGCTGAGATGGCAATGGCTACTAATCCTATGGAAGCTAAACTAAGGGCTGTAATTCCTAAATAATAATTTCGTTTTGCGAAAAAAGACACATCTAATCTTGCACAAGTTGCTGGTGAAACGAAGTTTGGGAAAACCTCCTTACATGCTGACTTGAGCTCTTCTAATTCTACCTTGTCTTTAGGCACTGTCCAGTAATCAAAATAGTACTTAATTTTTCCATCTTTATGGATATGTCGGAATACTCGCTTTTGATAACAAAACTTGAGCAGATATGGCTGTACTGCTGCATTTAATGTATAATATTGTTCGTCTTCCATCTTAGAAACTGAAAGACAATTAAAGCCATATTTCTGCGGTTCAGGGGGTGCGTTTCCACTTCCCCAAAGATCTAGGAGAGGAGCTGACTCTCCTTGACCCATGAACTTTAAGCTATATTCAGTTATGAGCACTTCCACTACTGCATCAAACCTTCCTTGGAAAAG